AACTGCTGCGGTTCATCGTCAGCACGATGCCGACGATGAACAGCAGCAGTTCTTCTGGCGACCATTCGCTAGTGGGCTTCATGCTCTTCTTCTTCGCCTGTATTTATCAGCCATTCGGTGCAGTAGCCCATAGCGATGCAGCGCGGCTTCTTGCAGAGTTCGTCCTGCCAGTTCTCAGGGTCTTGGCAGTCGTAGCGGTAGCGGTCTTCGCAGCCCGCCAGCAACAGCACCGCCAGTAGTAGACTGACTACACGCATGGGGCTACCTTAGACGCCCTTTTGCAGCACGTTCAGCAGGATGCCAATCAACAACATAATGATCGTCCCCGCCGCAGTCATGCCAACGCTTTCAATGCGCTTCATCCGCGCACAGATACTCTCGTACCGGAACGCGCAGACTTGTTCGTGCGTGTTAAGTTGCGCTTGTGTTTCGTCAATGCTGGCCATTGTTAGCGTCTCATCATGTTGCGGGACACCCTACCGTATATCGGCACAGGATACCCTTCGGAGTAATCAATATCTATCAGCGGCTCACCGGAGTCAGGATCGAATTCAGGAAAGTCAAACTCCGCCCCTATTGTTGGCGGCGGCCCAAACTGTTGCGCCATGACATTACGCACCCCGGCTGGCACTTGGCTAACTTTTTCGGACGCTATCTGACGCGCCGGGAAAGTGTCAATAAGCTCACCCATACGCGGCGCAGACGCATACGCATCAACCAGTTCTTTCTCCACCCGCGGCATGAGATAGCCGGTTTGCGCTCGACGCGCGCCTTCAGCCGCTACAGCAATAGGGGCTGCGGGCGTATTCATCAGATAACCAAAGCCGCGGGTTATATAGTTAGGCGTTTCGTTCCGTATAACTTTGCCGGCAGCGCCGGTACCTTCGTCGCGCAATGTATTTATGCGGGTTAGCTGCTCAAAATCTTGCGCCGCGTTCATTAACGGGGTGTAAAGACTGGGGGCCGTCGTTTCCAAATTGCGAATGTCGTACTGGTTCGTACCGCGCCCCATAATGTCATCAACGGTTTCGTCGCGCCCGCCGCGCATCAAACGTGTGAATTGATTTGGGCTTGTGTCCGCAAGATTAACAGCTTCTGCCGCCAACTCTTGCCTGTCCATAGCAGACATACCTTCGCGGTGGCGCTCCAAATAGTTTTTAAAGTCAGGGCCAAGAGCGTCATCGACAATATTTTTAAAACCTATGACAATACTGGCCGTGCGTTTTTTTGATCCAGATGAAGGCTGCTGCTTAGATGACACCAGTTTTTCGATAGTGTCGCCGGCTTCTTTGCGAATGGTGTATAGGTTATCTGGGCTAATGAACCCATTGACATCGGCGCCGCCTTCAATATTCTTGGCAAGTTTTAGTATGGCCCCACGGGCTGCGCTTGTTTTAATACCTTCCGAATCCGCCTGCAAACGCAGTGCGGTTACGATAGGCTTGACATCGACAGGACCCCGCGCTCGAAGTGCTTCTTCGCGGAGCGGCGTAGTGGTTTTTGATACGGCGGTGCGGCCCAAATCAATGGCTTGTCGGCGCGCGGTCGCGTCAACGCCGCCAGAAATGTCGGCCAGCGATGCGTTACGCGCCGCGGCTTGGGTATCCAATTTACGACCAAGTACGTCGGCGCCGGTTTCGGTCTGCTCTTGCGCCATTTTACCAATACCAAACACCGCACGCGGCTCAATCTTGACATCCACAAGAAACCGCTCCGCCATGCGTTGATCGTCCGGCGATAGTTTTGCAAACTCTGCGCGGGCTGCGTCAAGGTTGTCTGCAAAGGCGCGACGCAGGACTTCAGCAGCTTTACCTTTAGCCATAGTGAAGCCGGGGCGGAAAAAATCAACTACGGGGCTGCCCATGCGCTTTAGTACGTTAAGCACAACAGGAAGGCCAGCACCGTAAGCGCCGCCTTCCAAAACATCCTGATCCATTAAGCCTGCGGTAGCGGCGCCGGAGATACCGCCGCCGACGGTGCGCTCACCCAACTGTTTTGCGCGCTGAAGACGAGTAAGTTTGGCCGACTGCGCGGCGGTACGCCCTGCGCCTACGCCGCCGGAACCTGTAGCAGTAGCAATCCGCGCCAACGCGTTGCCCACCACAGGCGCTTTTTGCAGTATAGGCGCAGCCAGATTAGCGGCGCGCGTAACTCCGGCAACCGGGCCTACCATGCGCCCGATTTCGCGGGCGACCGGGCGCGGCTGCGTTGTCAACTGCCGCGCCACCGTATCGACAGCTTGCTTGCGCTGGTTCTGCGCCTGCTTTACTACATCCTTGCCAAAAATCAGGCTTGATATAGGGTCTGTAATCATGGCAGCAGCGTTGTACGCGCCTTCGGGAATGCCGATTAGGGCTTCGTTAATGACATCTACCGTAGTGTCTATGGCGCCGATACCAGTGCCGCGGTTACGCGGCGCGGCCTTCTTGGGTGGTGAAATAAACTTTATAATTTCAGTAGGCTTGTAGCCGCTGTCTACCGCTTCCTTAACCTTAGGATCGGTGGCGGCTAAATATTTAATAATTTCCGCATCAGTGTACCCGTTCTGGCGGGCTTCGCGGATTTTCGCTTTATAATCTACAGGCGCCATAGTTAAATACCCTTAACCACCAAAAATATTTTGGAGGGGTTTACGTTTTGTAGATGTTTGCGGCGCCGATTTATATTTTGGCGCTACGGTGCGAACTTTTAAGCGGAGTTCAGGCGCTTCCTTCATAACTTCGCGGTATACATTGTTGTACTTTTGTATTGCTATTTCGCGCGTGCGGTACAGTTCGTCACGCAAACGCTGCATTTCAATTTCCTGCTTACGCTCTGAACCTGTTTGCGTCAGCTTGGTGGACGCTTGGGCCGCTACTTTTAAGTCGGCGTCGGACACAACGCCCTGCGGAGACCCGCCAGTTTCGGTTTGCCCCCTGTCGTCAATAAGTTTTTGAAGGACGGTATTGCTCGTGATGTAATCGTAAAGTCCTTGTGCGTCGGCGCGCGTCTCGGACTGAAGGGCGCGCGGTATACGGCCTTCAATAACGCCAATAATGCTGTTGCGAGAACCTGAACGCAAATATTCGTCGATTGCGTTAATGCGTCCGGTAAGACTGTTTACCAAAGTCTGCGTTTCAGCCTTCGCAACCGGCATTTCGCCGCGCAACTTTTCCAGCCGTTTTGCGCGTTCTGTACCCGCTACAATCCGCGGCTCAGTACCAACCTTAACATTTTCCGACCCAGCGGTTTCAGCCGCTTTCTGGCTACCAAGCACTTGCGGCGCGACTAACGCCGATCCGGGATACGCGCCTACATTTGGTTCTTTCCGCTTAACCGCTATATATTGCGCCAGCGTCTGTTCCATTGGCGGCGCGCCACGCAGACCAGCGGTCTGTGACTGCGGTGCTGGACCACGCATATCAGCGAACTGCGACTGCGGTCGTTGTACCGGGTTAGGCGCCATCTGCTGCTGGCCCATTCCGCTGGCGGCCAGCGACGGTGCGTCAGCTTGCAAAGCAATCTTGTTGGTGCGGATTACATCCATAATCCCTTGACGGGCCTGCGGCGGGGCCATCGCTATGATCTGGTCAAGGTCGATCTGCGCCATGACGCCTGTCTTGACAGCGGAGTCAAGAATAGCAGGGACCATGTCTGGCGCCATCTGCCCTGCGCTTGCGCCCGGCGAGAAGGACGCTGGCGTATTCGACATACCCAAGCCTTCTTGCATTTGGCGGATATGGTCTTGCTGATACGGCGTAAGCGGCCGCGCGCTATCGGGGGTGACAAGGGTCGCGCCGAACTTACCTGTCGGCACTGAGCCGGTCGGCGTCCGCGGTGCCGCGACTGACGCCGGTGACGCTGCGTTGGACGTACTACGTATGACCTGTGTTGAAGGTTTCATGCCCGTAGTAACCTGTACAGGCGTATCCTCTGGGATTAAGTTTCCTTGTTCGTCTTTTTGCCCTTTAGCCGTATACTCAAGGGTGGCTTGAGCGTTGGGGTATTTTTTATTAAAATATTGTTCAGTCTCCATCATCACGGCTTGTAGCACGTTAGGATTGAACGTAGGTGCAACTTGGCGCATTGTAGCGCCCATTTGCGGGGATGTTTTTTCTATCATCCCCAATAAATTTTGATAGCCAGCTTCGCGTGCGTTCGGGTCTTCAGTTTCTAAAAGGGCGGCGCCAATTTTGTAGAGACGCACCATCTCTTTATCTTCAATATCCAAGTCTTTTTCACGCATAGTCGCCGCTTGCGTTTGTACCGCGCGCGCTTCCTTTGCCGCTTCAATATCCATCGCCTGCTGCGCTTGCGCTGCCTGACGTTCAGCCGCTTCCTGCTGCTTCGTCATATTCATCATGTTGACGAATTTAGCAGTTTGAGCAGCGGGATCGGCCAGCTTTGGACCGCGTGCCTGAAGAGCAATCATTTGGTTTGACATAAATTATCCGTCGTCTGAAAGTGGGATGTAGCCGCTGCTGCCGGGTGTTCTGCGCTTATAATACTGCATAATGGCGTTGTTCATAGGTGCCTGCGTTGCATACCCAGCTATCTGGCCCAACGCGTTGTTAAACGCGTTAGCCGCGCCGACGTAACCAGATGCGCGTGCAGCGCCGGCGTTCATCGCGCCGGTAGCCTGTGCGTTGCCAACATTGTACGCGCTCTGCGATCCAGCGTTTGCTAGGTTCTGCGCGCCGCGCGAAACAGCATCTGCAATGTTGTACTGGTTTTGTGCGATGTTCTGGCCTTGGCCCAGCGCAAGATTGCCTTGGTTGCCGTAATAGTCGGTTGCTGCACCCACCATCGCGTTCCCGCGTCCAAGAGCCATTCCGGCTGTAGCTTCGCCGCGGTTCAAGGCATTCTGCGCTGTGGCCTGCGCCCGCGCGAGAGCATTGCCAGCCGTCTGCGAACCGTATTGCCCTGCGGCGCCAGTCATAATGTTGGATGCCGATTGGCCTGCACCAGACAAAGACCCTAGCGTACCTAGACGCGCCGCGCGCTCAGTCTGATAGCGGTTAAATGCGTTGGAATATTCTTGGCTGGCTAAGTCTTGGCCGAACCGCTGGATACCTTTTAACGCGCCGCCGGACATGAGGCCGCCGCGCGCAGACGCGCTACGCTCTAATGCCTTCATGCCTTCCGATTGACGGAAAGCATAGCCGGGGTCTTGCTCGAACTGTTCTGTGCCAAAAGCCTTAGCGTACTGGCCGTAGTCAGCGGCGTTTGCATCGCCGCCCAGACCCATAAGCTGCATGATTTGGTTTTGGGCGGTTAGGCCACTTTGGATATATGGGTTTTGAAATTCGCCCTGCCGCTGATACGCTTGGTCGTATGCACCTTGAGCGCCGGTAAACCCTCTATCGTATGCGCTCTGCGCTGCATCATAAGACGTATCATACGCGCCTTGAGCAGTGCCATACGCCGTATCGTATTGCCCGCGAGTTTCGTCATACTGCGCCCGCGAGAAGTCCTGTGCGGCCTTAGTCGCTGCGTCCTGCGCGGCCTGCGCGGCTTTCGCCGCTTCCTTTGCCGCCGCGACAGCTTCTGCGTTGCCTGTCTTCTGCGCCTCTAATGCCAGCGCGGCTGCACGTTCCTGCGCTGCGGTTGCATCCGTAGCAGCTTTTGCTTGCGTGTCTGCCGCTTTTTTAGATGCTTTACTGGCGATAACACCCCCGGCAAGGGCTGCACCGCCGCCGATCAATGCTGCTCCGACTACGGGTGCGATTGGCATTATCTTAACTCCATCCGGTAAATTTGATAAAGTGTACCAAACGACTCTACCATTTCATCTGTCTTTTGCATACCCCCTTCAAGGGCGTACTGAATTACGTGTTTACTATCTGGCTCTATTTTAGTCCACAGCTTTTCCGTGCCATGTTCGCGCAGATATTCAATAGCTTTTGCCCTTGCTGCGGCGGCCCATTCGCCGCGCCCACTAGGCAAAACAAACGTGTGTACTTCGCGGACGCCGGGGGCAGTCCCAGCAAACAGAAACCCGCCGTGTTCGCCCATCAGAAACCAGTTGTCAGGGTTGTCAACAAGTATCTGCGTGTCTATGTCGCCGTCAACGCCGCTGCCAACATACGGCCTTACCGCAGGATCGTTTACGACCTTGTTAATAAAAGCAGTGTCGTAGCTACGCTCCAGCATTAGCTAATTTCGCGGCCAGACGCGCGCAAGTTGACAGCCGCCGCTGCCGACGCAAGCGTTGAGACATACCCGCCAGCCGGCAGGGTGTGGCCTACTATTTCTGGGAAGGTGTACGTCTCGCCGGGTTGCAGCGTCCGCGTCTTAACAATCAGGTTGTCGTTCCCCGTTGCCGCTCCCGCAGCACCTAAGTTGACGCTCACGTTGACCATGCCGCTGCTAAAGTTGGTAGCTGTGAACTTGTCAATGATAGTCGTGGTGCTGGCCGGCGCCACATACTGCGTGGTCTGCGCGTTTTCTATGTTCTTAGCGGGAATGATGTTTGTGGCGATAATTGGCATGGGCCGGTCCTATCAGGTTACGTTGCCGGTGACATAGAATGTTTCAGTGCCAACGCACAACACCGAAGCTACACCGTAAGCCGCGATGGTGCGGCTGCCGGTGGTAGCCGTGCCGCCGAGCCGTAGCGTCGTGCCAGCGCCCTGTGTGAGCGTAATCGCTGCGTTGCTGCTGTTGACAACAAGAAATTCGTTACCGGCAACAAACACGCCCGACGGGACTGTGGTGGTCGCGGAAACATACAGATGCTTTCCGATGTCGGAAGCCGCCGCCGTTGTGTTGAGGCTCTGCGGAACACTACGAAAACCGATAGTGTAGTCGGTACCAAGCGAGTCCTTGACCGTTGACGCCGAAGCCATGCCGGTGAGGGTCTTGTTTGTTACTGTCTGCACTGCGTCCAGATAGACGCCGTTCGTCACCGTGCCAGCGTTGCCGGACACATCGCCGATGACATTAACCGTAAGGGTTACGCCAGTGATCGTGCCGCCGGTGATAGCCACGTTGTTGGAGTTCTGGCTGGCAAGAGTACCGTAGGTTGAGATGTTGTCCACGGTCCACTGCAATGTGCCAGTCGCGCTTTCCAAGACTACCTTGTAGCTGGATGCGTTAGAGAACCACAAATTACATTCGCCGCGAGAGTCCAGAATAACTGGGTTGGTGTTAGGTGTAACACCTGACTCGTCGGTGTACGTTTGCAACGGTGTTGTCGTACCGGCTGCATAGGTATAAACCTTGCCGCCGACCAACGGGCTACCGTTAGCATCGAAGAATTGTGCTTTAGGTTGTGGAGCAAGAACAGCCATAGTAAGACCTCAATTAATGTTATCAGTTACCGTCAGGATGACGGATGGGATTGCGGGGACAGGTGCGCTTGCCGCCGCTGCGCGGATTTCACAGCCTGTATCATCCGTGGACCAAACCAGTTCAAAATAATCGCCTGCGTTTAATTGTACCACAAAGTTCCATGCGGCGACAACTGCTGCGTTACTTCCCGCCAATGTCACGCTGGTCGCAGAGTTTGCTGCGTCAACGCCGTTCACCCGGTACCAGATATATACAGTCTTGGCACTGGCAGACGATTTGACAAGCTGCAAAGAAAATTGAAAATTGTAAGTGTTTATCCGGTCTACATAAACGCGCGATGTAGGTGTGCCAATGTAGACGCCGTCAGTTATGGTTGTGCTGTTAATAGTAATTGGGTACGCCGTATTGATGGCAGCGGCTGTCTGCGTGGTGGTATCAAAAAACACGCCATGCCGGTTATCTTCAAGTTGCGGCGTATACAGCGGGGCCAAGTCTTGCCCAAAAGACGAACTTGCCGCCGAGTTAGCTTGGCCGCCGCCCACTAGCGTAAAGATATTAAATAAATACCTGTACCACTCTCGCGTCACCGTGCCGTCTGACACGTCCGTAATCGGGACACGCGACGCAGGGATGCGGGTGAGTTGGTCGTTAGGCATTCGTGCCGCTCAACATAAGTTCAGCGCCGGTAAGGTAGACGCGGACCGGGTCACTGCCAGACAGTTCGTACACGCGGTCGCGCAGCTTCAGCGTCATGCCAAGGCGGCGCCACATGACGCGAGTGCCGGTCGCACCGATCTTGCCCATAGACGCCCAGTGTTCGTTGGACCATGTATGCCCGCCGTCATCAGACCAGCGAAGCATGGCTTGCGGATCGCTTCCTTGGCCGGTGTTCAGGCCGACGCCCGTTTCGCACTCAAGCTGCAAGCTATGGTTTGCTGTACGTTTGAGATTGTTTTGACCTGTCGGCAGCGCACGCCACGACCGCAACCAACGCTGCGCTATCCCGTTGTCCTCGAAAACATTTAGTTCAAACGTGTAGATGTTGCCGTTAGCGTAATCGCCGACAATGATGTTGCCTTGGAAGTTGCACTGGCAGTTGCTGCGGTGACGCGAGAACACGCCGCTGTTACCAGACGGGGTGAGCGGTAGCACCGTGTAGAACGCGCCAGAATAGAACGCTTCAGCATTAAACGCGCCTTCAGACGGCGCGATGGCTGAGTAGGAAGACCGTTGGTGCCATGCGCCGGTGGCTGCGTCGAACACCCATGTCTCATCCGCGGACGGAAACGACAGAACGTAGAACGCATGACCGTCCTGCTGGTAGGTGTAGCCGACCGCGTCGCTCATGTTCAGATAGTTTTGGATGCGCCATTCAATCGCGTGCGTGGACACGCGCTGGGCGTTATAGCCAGCAGCCCTGTAGACGACGCCTTGCCCGCGGGCGTCAGCACCCAGCCAGAACACGGTGTTGTCCATTTTGGCAATGGAGTGCGGCGCGGCGCAACCGATTTCGTTAAACGCGCCTTGGATCGGCGAAAGCGGGAAATCTAACCCGCCGGAGTTGTACCACACTTCGGTGGAGTCCGTGCCAAACACCCAGCACTCGCGGTGGTCTACCAACAGACCGACGACGCCATCGGGGCTGCCTTCGGCGCTGGCGAACTCTAGCGGGTCAATCTGGAAGCCGTCGTAAAGCTGTGTCACCCAAATCTTTTGGCTGTTTGGTTCGTTGAACACAAAATAGCCGTCCAGATAGCCGACAGTAACCGCGCCCGGAAAGTCAGGGTCGGTAATCTGCGAGAACGTGTCGGTTGACTCGTCGTATATGTACGAGTCAGGGTTGCAGGCGAAGAATATCTGTGTGCCGTTGTCAGCAATGGATACTGGACCAGTGCCGGTCACGTCGCCCAACTTAACCGGCGTTCCGGTAAGGCTGGACATTTTGTAAACTTCAAACCCAGACACGACGTAAAAGTCATCGCCGCGGGTCTGATGCGCCCACAGCCCGCGGATCGGCCCGTCGCCGATGGTCTTTTGTTTTAACAAGCCGGGGCAACGCTGTAGAAAGGCAGGCTCTATGCCGCCTTCCGGTATAACTTCCGGAAACAAGTTTATCATGCGTGCGTCGGCAGCGTTTACCGACCGGGCCACATACGCGCTGCCCAGTATGGGCGTCTTCATTAGTAGTTTCCTGCGAAGATGTTATACCGCTGGCGTGTAGCTACAAGGCTGTACGGCATTGACATGATGTCGTCTGGATTGTTGATGCGCTTCAGGTTGCGCTTAGATGCCATAGCCAATCGCTGAACTTGCGGCGCGGGTTCGACGCCAAACTCAGGCGCCAGTTCGCAGGCTAGGTTATAGCGAAACGCACGCAGATAGCCGGGCGGGAAATGCAGGACTGTGTCAAGCGTTGCGGGTTGCGTCAGTTCTTCAACCGAAATGAAATGCCATTCCAGATCGCGCGTCGGGCGCGGGTAAATGAACATTTCAACGTCAGGAAACGTCATGTTGACGAAGATGACTTGCGGGAACGTAGACGTTACAGTCTTGACTGCGATGCCGTCATACTGCTGCTGGTTAATGAATTTGATGCCGTAGCTAACGCCGGTGCCGGGGTCGCGGAAATATGTCGCGTCATCCAGCAGCACAGGGCGGTTGCCGACGAAGTTGCCGGAAGGGCCGAGCGTGCGCGACAGTTGGCCCGAAGGCCATGTGAATACTTGGTCTTGCGTGGAGAAAACTGACAGGCGCTCAGTGTTCCAGCTATCAATCATCTGGTTCATGGCGCGCAGTGCGTCCTGCGACGTATCAGCCGAGGGAGTTTCGCCTTCTGCCAGAACGCCTAGAAGCCTAAGCGAACCGTTGATTATATCGCCCGCCGTTTCCATCGTTTAGTCTTCCTGCGTTGTGCGGCGGCGACTATTGCGCGCCGGCATTTCGTTCACTGTAGCACTTACAGGCTCGTCAGGATAGTATCTTTCCCATCCATAGTCTTCGTCGCAGCGTGCTTCTTCTTCAGATATAGCAACTTTTGCGCCGTGGCGGGGGTGAGTGAGATAGATAACAGCC